GCGGGTATGGTTTACCACAATCTGCTCGGCAAGGTTGTACCCAGCATCACAGTTGAAGGCGTGCTTCCTGTGGTCAACGGTGATATGATACTCCAAAGCCTAGTTCAGGAGTTGGGTGTCGCCACCAGTTCCATTGAGCTCACAGAGGTTGGGCAGAAGCTAACTGACGCTGAAATTTGGTCGCGTGCTACCGCGGCGGGTAACGGTGAAAAGTTTATAGACCTATGTGCAGGAAGGTGGCATGGGCATCTGTTCCCCAGTCAGTCCGAAGCTGACCTTGCGCTCCTGTCAATGTTCACCTTCTACAGTAAATCCAATGAGCAGTGTAGACGCATGTTCCGTCTTACTGAATTAGGGAAAAGAGCTAAGGCAGTACAGGATGATCGGTATTTAGACCGCACTTTGCAAATTATTCGGGGCAGGCAAGCTAAGGAACTAGCAACCGCAGAGCATGGGGCTATGATTGCAGCGACGCTGCTAAAGAACAGCCGTACAGCAGAGCCCCGAGCTTCGTTAGTCGCCCCAGCAAGCCCACAGGGAGCACCTATACCAAGCGAGGAACCTACGGTAAATCCAAAAGTCCACAACTTTGTCCTCAACCTGGATCAAGGGCAGCACGCAGAGCCGCACCCGAATGAGGTTGCGTATGTACCGCCTGAAGTTGAGGGCATACCGTGGCCTCCTGGTTTGGTAGGCGCTATTGCTGGGTTCATTTATCAAAGCGCACCGAGACCCGTGAAAGAGGTTGCCATAGTTGCGGCACTGGGGTTGATGGCGGGGGTTACAGGCAAGGCGTACAACATCGGGCAAACGGGGATCAACCTTTATATCATTCTTATCGCTAGAAGTGCTATCGGGAAAGAAGCAATGCACTCCGGTATCGGGCACATTTTAAGGAGTCCCTGTGGTGTTGTTTTGAATCGGTTTGTTGACTATACGGACTATGCTTCCGGGCCTGCATTAACCAAAGCGATGGAAGAATTCCCCTCCTTTGTCAATGTGTCTGGTGAGTGGGGACGCAAATTACAGCGCATGGCTGACGACCGCAAAGAAGGTCCGATGCAGCAATTACGAACGGTAATGACTAATCTTTATCAGAAGTCTGGTGCCGCGTCTGTTATGGGTGGCCTGGGGTACTCGAACCGGGAGCAGAACGTCGCGTCTGTCAGTGCGGTAGCCTATAGCATGATTGGTGAGACCACCCCAGGCACGTTTTATGACTCGCTCACACAAAGTATGATGGAGGATGGCTTTCTATCCCGGTTTAATATCATCGAGTATATGGGTGAGCGACCCCCTGAAAACAAAAACCAAATGACCCAAGTACCTGAGGGTATTTCAGATGCTATTGCAAGCATCGCGGGTCACTGCGCCCCTATTGTAAAGGGGGCCAGCGCTAATGCAATTCAGATCCCATATAGCCCAGAAGCCCACGCCATAGTAGAAGCTTTTAACATGGAATGTGATGGGAACATTAGGACGGCGGGTGGAGACGAGTCAATACGGCAAATATGGAACCGAGCGCATCTTAAAGCGGTTAGAGTGGCAGGCGTATTAGCTGCATCTGATAACCACACTGTTCCGGAAATAACGGTCACCCACATTGAATGGGCTATCAGCTTGATCCGAACTGACGCTGCATCCATGCTCGCGAAGATCCAGGGTGGTGATATTGGGCTGGATGACACCGCCCGCTTCCGCAAGCTGCAAGGCATACTAGAATCCTTTATAGGGGGTCGGTTGGCGGGAAGCTATAAGGTGGATCCGCGCATGGTTAAAGACGGTCTTATACCGCGCAGCTATCTGCAGATTCGCACAAGCCAGATTCGCTGCTTCCAGAACTACCGCCTTGGCGCAACCTTAGCGCTCGACCACACGATTAAGACCGCGTTAGACAGCGGGTACATTATGGAAGTGAGTAAGGATAAGACGGTTGAGCTGTACGGTTATCACGGCCGCTGCTTCAGGGTATTGGCAATTGATTAACAGTGTCGGATGTTGGGGTTTGCAAACGCCCGGCGCTTCGTTTATAGTACAGCACGTTCGCAATTTAGTGGACGCAATTAGGAGAATGGAATGTCAGAAGAAACTGATAGTTTAATAGGCCCAATGGACATGATAGAAGGTATGTTGGAACACGCGGTGCAGGAGCAAGTACACCTCCAGCTTCTAGACGCGGTTGTGTACCAGCTTGCGCTTGATGCTGGAGGTGTACTGGAAATCCCCTTGGATGCGCTAGAGGGTGACCGCGACCCTAGCGCCAAATGTAATGGGGGTCTGGCAATAGCAATTGTCCATGAGTCCCGCATTATTAAGGTCACCACAATGACACCCGCACAAGCGGACGCTTATAAAGAATCGCTACGCGCTGACCGGCACTAGGAGTACGGTATGACAGACACTATGAATATGACTGCTGAGCAGGGTATGCATGTTGAAGAGGCTGTAATTGAGCAAGCGGATATGAATGAGTGGTTCGCGCTTACCCAGCAATTGAAACCCATGAAGAAGCGTGAGATGGAGCTACGAAAGAAGATATTTAACATCGCGTTCCCAGACCCGCGTGAGGGTTCAAACACCTTTGATCTTGCGGGTGGCTTTAAGTTGCGGGGCAGTTACAAGCTGACACGGACAATTGACGAGGGTGCGCTCCAAGCAATACTCCCCCAACTAACGGAAGCGGGCATCTCCTCAGACGCGATAGTGAAGCACAAAGTTTCGCATGTGCTTAAAGAATACACCCGGTTAGAGACAGACCAGCGCTTGCTTTTTGACCAGTGCCTTGTCACCAAACCTGGAAGCCCGGCGTTAGAAGTTATCCCGCCTAAAGTAAAGGAGGAGTGAGTATGTGGGTCACTGTAATAGCTGACGCTTCCTTCTGTCCTGAAACGGGGAAGGTTGGCTATGCCTACTGGATAGCGTCCCAGCGTAAGAAGTCTGGCGGGGACGGTACTATTGGGGATGTCGTTGTCAATAGTATTGCGGCTGAAATGCACGCTATCCTGAGGGCGGTGCAACGCGGGGTCAAGGACGGTTTAATCCAACCGCATGACAAGGTGCTTTATCAAACTGACTGCGTACCTGCCATTGACACCCTTACGGGAAAGCGACACAAGACAACCCATGAAGAGCGCTGCATCATGGTGGAGTTCCGGAAGTTCGTAGCTGACCATAACTTGTTCTATCGGTTCAAGCATGTGCGAGGACATACCGACGGGAAAGAAGCGCGCTATGTGGTCAACGACATCTGTGACCGCAAAGCCAAACAAAATATGCGCAGGGCACGCGATAAGATTTTAGCCCGGCGCAAGAAGGAGGAGCTTGAATGAGCGCCAACCCACACTGGTCCATGAATAGCTGCTTAGTGGAAATGGGCTTGGCGGATTACTTTAGCGGACATAGGCAGGTGCGTCGGGTTGCTAGACGTTGTGCCCAGCATGTTGCGCCCGAACATAAGGAACTATTAATGAGCATTTCAAGAACGAAGAAAGCAAGTGCGATAGTAAACCAAACACTTGAAAATCTAACGTTCGGTGCGAAATGAAAAACCATACCGTAAAGACAAAGCGCTACGGAATTATTCATTGCATGGCGTATTGTGAAACGTGTGACAAAGTTTGGGGTGATTTGGACGTTGACAAAAGTAGGCGCAATGCTAGGGCCCACACTTTGAAAACAGGGCATGAAACAGGCGTCGAAACAGGTACTTCAACCACTTATAAAAGGATAAACAAAGCATGAAGCCAATTCTAGCAAGTGATGCGGTGATTGAGAAGCTGGAATTCCCCTGCTACGCACTGCCCAAAATAGATGGTGTGAGGGGTTTAATAGTTGGGGACAAGCTGGTCGGTCGTAGTGGTAAGCGCTTTGCCAATAAGCTCAACACAGAGCTCTTTAGCCATCCCCGGTTCAATGGTATTGATGGGGAAATGGTTGTTAAGGACATCACTGGGGACGGTATATGTAGCGAAACGACCAGTGCGTTGACCACAATTAAAGGGATAATTCCCACGCGGCTCTGTGCGTTTGATTATGTTGTTGACGGTGAAACGGATGACATGAGCTACAAAGAGCGCCACGCACTGCTGACTGAAAAGGTAAGTGCGCTCCATAAGGATGTTCCCGGTTCTGCTCAGATGGTATGGGTTGTCCCCCTCATCACTGTAGATAATCAAGAAGCGCTGGATAAGGTTGAGTCCGATATGTTGGGTGAAGGGTTTGAGGGTGTCATTGTGCGCAGCATTTCAGGCCCCTATAAATACGGGCGCAGTACCGTCAACGAGGGTTACTACTTACGGCTTAAGCAGTTTAAGGACTCCGAAATGTATGTCACCCACGTTATTGAAGGGCAGACCAACGAGAACGAGCAAACGCGCACGCCAAATGGATACGCAGAGCGGGCAACCTTAGCCGAGAACATGGAGCCAAACGGCCAGATCGGAACTGTGTGTGGTTACGCATTGGAAACGGTATTACACCGGGGCAAAGAGGTTGTCAAGAAGGGTGATGAAATCTCAATTGGCGCAGGTAAACTTTCCCACAAAGAACGGAAAATGTATTTCGAAAACCAGAACCAAATTATCGGGAAGATTGCTAAGTTCAAGTTCTTTCCTATAGGCATTAAGGATAAGCCAAGGTTCGCCACTTTTCAATGCTTTCGCGACCCGGTAGATATGTGAATTATCTTGTGTTTCGCGGGGTTTTCTTTTAATCTATACGCTTAGTTACTGGAGAAAAATAAATGAGTTTATTGAGTACGATTACAACTGGCGTCCACCAAGAGGGTCTGCGAATTGTGCTTGCGGGTCAAGAAAAGGTTGGCAAGACGACGCTGGCCTGTGGTGCGCCCAATGCACTTCTAATACCGTTAGAAATTGGATACACTGGAATTGACATTGCCAAGACCGGTATGGTGCAGGACTACGCAACCCTCGAAGCCCTAATGGGTGAAATTCTTGGATACGCGCAGCAAGGAGTCTTTCCTTATCAAACGCTAATTTTTGACAGCGCAACCGCAATGGAGCGTCAAATCCATCAATCCGTTGTTCGCATGGATCCAGGTTTTAAAGCGGGCAATAAGAAAGCGGTTACTATGGAAAGCGCTTTGGGCGGGTATGGCAAAGCCTACACCTATGCAAATGAAAAGTTTGATTGGTTTCTTGCAGTGTGTGACGTGCTCGCAGTTACCTATAAAATCAACATCGTAATCACCTGCCACGTGTTCCCTGCTAAAATGATGGATCCCAATTCCGGGGAGTACGATTGCTGGGATTTGCTATTGCATAGTCCAAAAAATCAAAAGACCTATGGTAAGCGGGAAATCATTACACAGTGGGCTGACATTGTGGGCTTTCTTTATGAGCCCATGTTTGTTACTAAAGGTGATAATATGTCCCGAGGTGTAAGCGCTAACAAAGGCCGCGTCTTGGGTTTGAGCAGGACGCCTTCTTACGTTGCGGGAAACCGTTTCGGAGTAGAAGGTGAAATTTCCATCCCCGTGGTGGGTGGGTGGAACTACTTAGCCGATGCCATACACCGTTCTTCCGGCATCAATATCTTTAAATCCTAGGAGCTTTACAATGACAGAACTAAATTTTGACGCATCAACCGTAGCACCAGCCGCCGGCCGTCCGGACCCAGTGCCGAAGGGATGGTACAACGTAATGATTGACGAAAGTGAAATGCGGCCCACGAACGATGGTATGGGCGAATACTTAAACCTCCGTTTCGCTGTACTTGACGGGCATTATGTGGGTCGCAAGGTCTATGCTCGCTTAAACATTAAAAACAAATCCGCCCAGGCTGTGGAAATCGCTTACGGCGAGCTCTCAGCTATCGCTCACGCGGTCGGTGTTATACAAGTCGCGCAATCCGAAGCCTTGCATAATTTACCAATGATGATCAAAGTGAAGGTCAGCCCTGGTACTGAGCAGTACGAACCGAGCAACGACATCACGTCCTATGGTGCAGCGGGTTCCAACCCTGCTACGGTTCAGACCCCTCCTGTATCCGCTGGCGGTCCAATAGGTGCTCCACCCGTAGGCATGGCACCTCCGGTCGCTCCCGTTGCGCCCATTGCACCTATTGCACCAGCCGTGACACCCGTGGCAGGTGCGCAACCCTGGGCCCAGCCTGCTGCCACAGGAGCACCCGGACTTCCACCAGCACAAGCTCCAGCACCCGGACTTCCACCAGCACAAGCTCCAGCACCGGTTGCCCCGGTTGCCCCGGTTGCTGCGCCTGTAGCACCAGTGGCAGCTGCTCCCGTTGCGCCCATTGCACCCGTTGCGCCTGTAGCAGCACAAGCACCAGTACCCGTACAAGCTGCTCCCGTTGCGCCGGCTGCTCAAGCTGCTCAAGCTGCGGCACCCGCCGGAATGCCCCCTTGGGCTGCTACACCACCCCCGGCCGCGTAACTCACCCTAATAAACCTCGCCTTCGGGCGGGGTTTATTACACTGGAGAACCTGATGGCTATACATTTAGCTTCAAAAACATTAGCTAAAATAGAAGAGGCAATACAAGCGGATCAGGGCGCGTCTTTTCGTGCCTGGTCTCAACAAATTTTACCACACATGGGTGACGCATACCGCACCGACGAATTCCCGTTCCGCTCACACATGGGGGCGTCTGGTATTGGTGATGAATGTGCGCGGAAAATATGGTACGGTTTTCGCTGGGCCACCCGTCCGTCATTTGGTGGGCGCATACTCCGCCTATTCAATCGGGGCCATTTGGAGGAAGCACGTTTTATTGCAATGCTGCTGATGATAGGTTGCGAGGTTTACCAGCAAGACGCTGACGGAAACCAGTTTACTATCAGTGACGCCGAGGGGCACTTTGGCGGAAGCGGTGACGGTATTGTGGTCAACCTTCCCGACCTGCCCTTTGGGACGCAAGCGCTGTGTGAGTTTAAAACCAGCGCGGAAAAGGGATTCCTCAAGCTCAAGAAAGAGGGTGTACGGGAAAACAAGCCTGAGCATTATGTGCAGATGCAATGCTACATGAGAAAAATGGGTATCGCGGCAGCCCTGTACATGGTAGTGAATAAAAATACAGATGAACTGTACGGGGAAATCATCATGCTTGATACAGAGGTGGCTGACCATTTTATAAACAGGGGTCAGGTCTTAGTATGGAAGGAAAGCGCTAAGTCTGTTCAGCGGATAAGCGAGTCCCCTAGCTGGTATCAATGCAAATTTTGTGACCACAATAAAACCTGTCACCGTGATAAGGCCCCCGATAGCAACTGCCGCACCTGCATTCACTCCATGCCCTCCGCGAATAAGAAGTGGGTATGTAACAATCAAATGGACACCCCCAGCCTGACAAAAGAAGAGCAGCTTGAAGGGTGCATTAATTATGAGAGGTTATTTTAATGGATTTATATGATGTTCTGGGCGTAACGCAAGCGGCCACACCCGAAGAAATCAAGCTTGCATATAAGCGCCTTGCGAGTAAATTGCACCCTGATAAGAACCCGGATGACCCTGAAGCAACCGCTAATTTTCAAGCTTTACAACACGCCTACTCTGTGTTAAGCAATCCGCAGCAACGGGAGCAATATGACTTGACCGGGGAAGTGGTTGACGTACACGACGTTGACGCTTCTGCAAAGGAGGTGATCGCTGGTCTTTATTCCCAACACGCAAAGGCCCGCTGCTACATGCCCAGAAACTACTTAGTAGACGTTGAAATGGCAATTCAGAAAGCGCTTACGAATTGCCAAGAAGATAAAAAGACGTGCGAAACCTCCGCGACGCGCTTGCAATACTTAATCGACAACACTGCGGCAGACGAGGTTATACTGGATGAGCTGGGCGTTACATTAAATCGTCTAAAAATGCAAATCACAACCGCGACAAGAGGTGTGATTTCGTTAACCCGCGCACTGGAACTGATAGCTGAGTACAAGTACACAGGTGAAAGTGACGCACCTTGGGACGACAACCCCCATTTTCCGACTACCTTTAGCGTACAGCGCGAGACTTATTAATGACTTTCGTGCCTATGGTTCTACGTCCATATCAGGACAACGCTGTTGAGTCCGTTTGGCAGTATTTTCAAGAGGGTGGTACAGGCAACCCGGTTGTCGCTATGCCCACGGGTACGGGGAAATCCCTTGTCATTGGGGGGTTTGTCAAGAGCGTGTTTGATGCTTACCCCAATCAGCGGTTAATGGTGCTGACCCATGTTAAGGAGCTCATTGAGCAGAATTATGACAAGCTGCTTAAAATGTGGCCAACTGCCCCCGCTGGTATTTACAGCTCTGGGCTCAACCGTCGCGACCTCTATAACAATGTCACCTTCGGGGGTATTGCATCTGTCGCAAAGCGGGCAGCAGAGTTCGGACATATTGATATAATAATTATTGATGAGGCGCACTTAGTAAGCCCCAACGACAACACAATGTACCAGGCGTTCATTAACGATCTGCTACTCATTAATCCGAACCTCAAGGTAATAGGCTTGACCGCTACACCCTACAGGCTGGGACATGGGCGCATAGTTGAAGAGGGTAGCTTATTCACCGACATCTGCTATGACCTAACAACGATGTGGGAATTCAATAAGCTTATAGCTGACGGGTATATTTGCACCCTAGTTCCAAAGCGAACCAAATTGGAATTGAACGTCGATGCTGTCCATAAACGCGGGGGCGAGTTTATTGCTAAGGAGCTCCAGCTTGCGGTTGATAAGGCTGCTATAACTGAGCGGGCTGTACAGGAAGCTATTGAAACGGGGCATGACCGAAAGTGCTGGCTGGTATTTACCGCCGGGGTTGAGCACGCTATCCACACCGCTGAGATGCTGAACACCTATGGTATCAGTGCCAAGGCGGTGCATAGTGGGAACAAGCAATTCAAAATGAGCGGAGCTGAACGGGACGAAGCAATTGCCCAGTTCAAGCGGGGTGAGATCCAAGCGCTTGTGAATAACAACGTATTGACCACAGGTTTCGACCACCCGCCCATCGACATGATACTATGTCTGCGTCCAACTAGCTCGCCCGGGTTATGGGTACAGATGCTAGGCAGGGGAACCCGACCGTTCTATGCACCCGGTTTTGATTTAAGCACAATGGAAGGTAGGCTGGCGGCTATTGAGGCAAGTGCGAAGCAGAACTGCTTAGTGATGGACTTTGGTGGCAACACTAAAAGGCTCGGCCCGATCAATGACCCAGTGCTCCCCCGTAAGCGCGGAAAGAAAGGTGGTACTGCACCCGTCAAGCTGTGTGAGGGTGTCAATCGCGACAACCAAATTTGTGACACCTGGATTCATGCGAGCTTGAAAACATGCCCGGAATGTGGTAATGAATTTGTCTTTGAGACTAAGCTGAACCAGGCGGCGGGGACGGATGACCTTATTAAAGGGGATCTCCCGGTCGTTGAAGAGTTTGATGTTGACCACGTTACATACGAACGTCACAGCAAGGTTGGCGCTCCGGACAGCTTGAAGGTCACTTATTATTGCGGCTTGCGCAGGTTCAAAGAATATGTTTGCTTAGAGCATAAGGGGAGCATTCGGTTTAAGGCTCAACAATGGTGGAAAGAGCACGGCATGAACTGCCCCAAGTGCGCCCCCATAAATGGCGGTTATGTGCCCACAACAATTGAGGAAGCAGTGTCAACCTCTTGGTCGCTGCACCCCTCAACCTCTATCCGCGTCTGGATCAATAAAAAATACCCTGAGATTCTTGCGCACTGTATAACGGGGGACAGGTTTGGGAAAGTTGACCCGGTTGTGCTGGCGTGTCCCTGTAGTAAAGTATAGTTCAGATTAATTTAGTTTATTTTAAGAAATCGCTTGCATCTAGATGGAAACTCTATAATATAGGTTCATGTGTAGCAAAAACGCAACGCATACAATCCTTGGAGAACAATATGAAATCATACACTACTAAGTCAAACGCAAAGCGCGCAGCTAACAAAATGGGCGAGCAAGCGGTAGTCGTTGAGATAGCGAAAAAGGTTTGGGTGGCATTTGATAGTCAAAACGATGCGGACTTGTACGCAGCCCACGGTGACTTGTACTGCCCAAACTGTAACGTACATTTGTCAAACGGAGTTGATACCAACTCAAACCAGATAGCCAATGGTGGTAAAGCTTACACACATGAATTCTGGTGCTTAGGATGTGATAATGGTTTTGGTGACCTAGTTGTTAAAGCTGCACCAAAATCCGCACCAACTGGAACAGGTATCAAAATAGAAAAAGCACGCCCTGAGCAGAATGGTGTTGTGCGTCCATCGGTTGGTGGTAAGTGTCGCGCAATTTGGGACGAATGTGACGTGTTCCGGGTTGAGATGAAGCGTAGTCCGATGCCTAAGGAAATCAAAGCGCTTGCAGAAAAGAACGAATGGAATGTTAATAACGCGGTCATTGAAATGTACCAGTGGAGAAAGTTTAACGGTATGACAGGTCGTCAAAAGTAAGGAGCTACCCAGCTCACCATCTAAAGAAATAGCGGGGTGCATGACGCCCCGCAACCTTTAAAGGGGTTGAATATGAATGCTTTAATTAATCGTGAGAATATGAAGCTACTGCACGTCCACAGCGATTCGCGGGTACTTTGTGACCTTGCGTGGATTGAATGCCACCTTGCGCCTTACTATATACTGTCTCTCCAAGATGCTACCGCGCTCAAGGTATTCACCCTAATGGAGCTGGGTATGCTGTACACCAACATCACCGGGAAGGATAACCACAGTTTTAATCGCTCTCAGGTGCTCCAGGTTGTTTGGGACTTGTGTATGCGGGTTCCGGAAACCGATGTTACCCCGCTTGAAGCTGACGCTCAGGCTGCTTACATAAAAGCAGATGACCCGAAAAAGTGGATGTATGTGAAGGGCGCTAGAGTACCCGCACGAATGGCAAGCTTATTTGAACACGCTTCCAGGCGTGCTAAAGCTAGCGAAAAGGAAGAGCAGAAAGCTGTTTCCGGGGAGTTGCCTGCATTAAAGCCAAAACGCGGAGCCCCTGTAGTACCCACAGGCGACGTTCCGAAAGTCCCCACTGCAAAGCTAACCCCGAAAACCAGCAATGCGCCCAAGCGGGGTACAGCAAAGGCAATCATATGGCGGGCAGCTGATGAAGCTTGGGAGGTTGCTGGTAAACCCACATCCAAAGCGGATGTCCTGGTACTGCGAAAGCAGATAATGAACCACCTGGAAACCGAAGAACACATTAAGCGGGGCAGCGCTAGCTCCGAGCTGGGCAACTGGCACAAAACGCGAGCACCATTTTAGAGCTTGCATTATCGAACGGACGCTGTTAAATTGCGCGTCCGTTCAAAGGAACGTGAATTGCATTTATCTTAATTTAAAACTGGAGAATTACCATGCCCGAAGCTACTATGACCGAAGTAAACGATGCCCTCGCCCACGCCACTAATGTTGGTGATGAACTGAAAGCCGAATTGACCTCCCTGGAGTCTACTGAAGAAGTTGACAAGGAAGCTGTCAAGTGTGTCAAAGCCAAAATCAAAACCGCTGGTGCAGTGTTAAAACGCGCCAAGGCTGCTGTAAAGAAAGTGGAAGCTCGCATTGAGCGTGAGTCTGAAAAGGAAGCCAAGGTTGAGGCTAAAGCTGCTGAAAAGAAAGCTAAAGATGATGAAAAGCAAGCCAAAGTTGAAACTGCAGAAGCTGAAAAGAAAGCTAAAGCTGAAGCGCGTGAAGCTGCCCGTATGCCCGAGCAGAACGGTATTCGCCGTCCCAAGCCCGGTACAAAGTGTGGTCAGGTTTGGGAACTTGCGGATACCCTTAGCGCCAAGTTCGGTCAGCCTACACCCGTCAAAGAATTGCTTGTTGAAGTTAAGAATGCAGGCATGAATGAAGGTAATGCCAAGGCGGAGTATGCACGCTGGCGCAAATTCAATGGCGTTGTTGGGCGCGTAAGTTTACCCAAAGCGCCTGAGGTTGCTGCTGAGGTTGCATAATCTAGCATTCCCTGCGGGCCCCTTGTTATAATACCGGGGCCCCAGCAAGCGGGCTCCGCAACCCATACGCATTAGGCGTTCAACTTCCCGGAGTATTTATGAATACCCAACCAATTGAAAAACGCATTAAAACCGACGGTCTGGAATTAGAGATTGTCGATATGTTTTTAACCATACAAGGTGAGGGCCCCTTCAGCGGTCAACGTGCGGTATTTATTCGCCTTGCCGGTTGTAACCTCCAGTGCCCAGGCTGTGATACGGACTACACCAAAGACCGTAGACACGTTGGAACTGAAAAGCTTGTTCACTCCCTCCAATACCTTACCAACGCTCCAACCCTCGTTGTCATTACAGGTGGAGAACCGTTCCGTCAAAACATTACACCGCTGGCAGATGCTTTACTTAATGCGGGTCATAAGGTGCAGGTTGAAACAAACGGAGCATTCCCACCCTCCCCAAACTTTCCCGAAAACGTGACCATTGTTTGCAGCCCCAAGACAGGCAGCGTCAACCCTAAACTCGCTCTTCGTGCTAACTGTTACAAGTACGTCCTTCACGCGGACAGCGTAGACACAACCGACGGTCTACCTATGCAAGTGCTTGACCACAGTGTTAAGGGTAGGGTTTACCGCACCGAGCGACTCGTTCCCATTTACCTTCAGCCCACGGACTCACTCAACATAGCTCAGAACCATCGCAACACCCAAGCGGCCGTTCAAAGCTGCTTGAACTTTGGACACATATTGCAACTGCAAATTCACAAACTAATCGGAGTAGAATAATGTGCGCTATCGTTGGAGCCCTGCTCCCCAATGTCACCTCAATGGGTCGAGCTGCCCAAGCTGAGGAAAACTGGAAAACCCTAGTCGCCAATAGTCACGCTCGTGGACGGGATGGTTTTGGTTGGAAGGGTGTTTACGGTATGCCCGACAAGGTATTCACTAAGGGTTACAAAGCCCTGGCGCGGGATGGGAAGCTTGACCTTGAAACGCCACCGTTGGCATTGCCTGGGCAATCAATAACTAACATGAGTTTGATTTGTAACTTTCGAGCTGAACCAACAACAGAGCACGTGAGGGACAAGCTGGCCTCAGACCAGCAACCCTATACCCAAGCGGGATGGAATGTGGTTCACAACGGTACTATCGCAAATGATAAGGCACTGCGAACGTACAGAATTCCGACCAGTATTGACAGTGCCGCGATAGCTGAGTGCTTGTTAGTAGAATCCAGAGGTAGGCAGCTTTTCGAGGGTGGTGATACGCTGTATGCTACCTTCAGAACGGTGATTGAAAAGTTGATAGGTAGTTATGCAATTTTGACGTCCCACGACAACTATCCGAACCAGATGTTTGTCGCTTGTAATTACCGCCCCATTTGGTACGCGCAATCCTCAGACGGGGTTTACTTTGCAAGCGCTAAAGAATATTTCCCCAGAGGCCCTGTCCCCCAAATGCTAGAACCGTACAGTACCGCTCACTTCCAATATGCGGACGGACAGTTAGAAATCCAGGTTGACAGCTTACAAGCTGCGCCCAAAGTTAAAGCGAAAGTGCTGGTCGTTGCTAGTGGTGGTCTTGATAGTACCGTAGCTGCTGCCCAATGTCTTAAGGACGGGTATGATGTAACTCTGCTCCACTTTGAATATGGGTGCAGAGCTGAGGCGCATGAGTTAGCTGCTGTTCAAGCGATTGCAGAGGAGCTGGGTACCCCTTGGAGTTCTGTTCAAATTCCCATTTACAATAAAACAG